TTAATTCTATTTAATAATATGTTTTTGACATTTAATTCTATTTAAAAATGTTTAATTAATTAAAGGAGATTTATGGTAAAAATAATTGTTAGAAGTAAATTAAAAAGAGTAACATATATTGAAAAATGTTGTATTGTTCCAGGTGATAATAGTATTGTTTTTGAAAATATTTTGGATAATACTGGTAAAATAATGGAATCTGCTGAAAAGCAATTAGAAAAATTTAAAAATAGTCATTATTTATCAGCATTAAATAATATACCTGGTCAGGTTGAGATTTTAGATGATGGTATAACTGATGCTGTGGTAACTGAAAATATTGAATTATTTAAAAATGATGTAGAATTGCCAAAGTCTAAAAAGAAAAAATAATATGTTATCAATAATAGAAATTATTGAGGTTAGATCTCCTCAATTTAGTACCTGCACAAGATTAAGTAACTTAATAGAAGTGGCTAAATTATTGACAGGTACTAATTTTGGGGATAATTATAATTTAGCGGTTGCATTAAGGGTGGTACATTGGTTAACTAAAGAAACAATGCAAGGTGGCACACTTGATGTTGATTCAGGATTTGGTAACTCTGGAAGTATATCTGAAAAACATGAAGGACAATTAGGAATAAGTTTTTCAGGTGGGGCAAGTAATGAAAAATTACATTTTAAATATGGTGATTTGGTAACAACTTCTTATGGGTTAGAATTAATAAATTTAATGAAAAGTTGTTGTATTACTATACGAAATAGAATGGTAGATGAATGAGTAATACTATTGTAAAGGATAAAGAATATAAAAAAGCAATTAAGGATATTAATAACTTAAATAATTGTTTTGTAAAAATTGGGTATCCCTTTGAAAAGGGATCAACTCATAAAATTCATAAAAATACTGATTTTACAATTGTAAAGTTGGCTTCAATACATGAATTTGGTGCAAAGATAAAACACCCTGGTGGTACTTTATTTAGTAAGAATAAAAAAGGCCAAGTAAGGTTTACAAAACAAGGTGGTAAAGTTAAGGTAGCAGGTAAAGTTGATAAAAATAGAACTGTTATGGGGATTACAGGAGAACATGCAATCAATATACCTGAACGTTCATTTATCCGTAAATCATTTGATATTGATAGGAGTGCAATAGAAAATTTTGTTAAAAATATTTATATTCAATATGTTGATGGTAAATTAACAAAACATAAAAGTTTATCTACTATTGGTCAATTTGGTATTAATAGTATAAAAAAATACTTCCCAAGAATTACACCTTTATTATCATTAGCCACAATTAGAAAAAAAGGGAGTAGTGCCCCATTAATTGATTCATCTATAATGAGGAATTCGATAACATTTAGTATACATGGAGAAACAAAATAATGTTATTTCGTCAAGAATTAATCGGATATACCAAAGATCCTGGCAGCTATGTTAAAGGGCGATGGCAGGAAGGAATAGCAACCCAATTTCTTTTTTTTTCCAGTGTACAGCCGTTGAAAGGTGATCAATTAGAGAGTTTACCACAGGGAAGACGTTCAACCAAAAGTTATAATTTATACACTGATAAATTTATGAATTGTGTTTTATCAAATGAAAATCCTGATATTGTAATATTATTTGGTGAACGTTATGAAGTATACAAAAGAGATATATGGCAAAATAATATTATTCCCCATTATAATTATATTGTTATTAAATTAGATGATATTGAACCTGCTGAACCAGTGGATGTTATTATTGACTTTGATAAAGTCTCTCCAGAAGAATTCGAAATTGATTTAACATGGGGTGATGGTATAATAACGTTAGAGAATGTATCTGATATCCTACCAAAATATGTATGGCTTGTTACAAGTCCCACTATAACAGAAGTGTGTATAAATGGTTTACAGAATACTATTATACCAAAAGGAAGTAAAATAAAATCAAGCACAGATGATACATTACATTCTTTTATGGATGAGATAATTATATCACAAATAGATATAAATAAATGTTTTTTACAAATTTCACAGGTATATGATGAAACTGATTATATAGTAACAATAAGCGATAATAATAATGAAAATCCAATTGAATATAAATATACTTCTGGCATTGATGCAACAATTGATGAAATAGTACAAGGTCTTTTTGCTATAATTACATACCCTGATATGGATGTATATATTACTCCAGAGAAGTATATAAAATTAACAAATAATAATCAAAATTTTTCAATTGTTGTTAGTAATGAAATTAGTTTTTATAATATTGGAACTGTTCGTGCTGTGATTGAAGGAGACTCAAGTATAAATCCCTATGATTTAACTATTATTGAAGATGTTATAGAAGGATTTTATACAGTATTTAATTTTGAATTAGGATTATCAGGACATTTAATTACAGAAGATAAAATTGATTTATCAAATTTTATATTTACTTTAGAGTATATAGGATATTATACTGTTAAATTGACAGGATATAATGAACTTGATGAAATTGTTGGCATAGAAGAAAAATTGGATTATTTAATAGCGTATTCTTCACCATTTTAAAAAGGATATTATGAAAACAATTGAAGATATACTGTATGATTGGATTCATAATTTTACTGAAAAATCAGTAATTTGGGAAAAAGAGGATTCTCCAAGTGTTGCATTGCCTTATTTTACAATTAGTCATTTATCATTTAGATCACATGGTGAAGATTTTTTATATAACATATATAACAGTGAGTTATATCAATCAGTAGGTCAACGGATTTTATCTATAAGTATAAAATATTATGGTAGAAATGGAATTGAAAATTTAGATAATCTATATCATTCATTATTAATCCCTGCATATAAAGATTTATTAATGACTGTTGGCTTAACATTTAAAAATTTACTTTTAATAAATAAAGGTGGAGATTTAATTGATACTGAATTTAATGATTTTTCTGTTATGGATCTTGAATTTTATGTAGCCACTACTTTACGACCAGGTAATGAAAATGGTATTGACTTAGGAATTATAGACGAAATTGAAAATAAACAAACTATAAATGAAGATATTATTTCTGAGTATACAGTAGTAGTACCAGGAGATTAATTAATTAATTAATTTAACATAAGGAGATTTAAAAAATGGGAACAAATTTAAGTGATATTGTAAAAGTGACAATAACCGCTGCAACAACTCCACCAAGTAAAGATAGTTATTCTATCATACTAATAGTTGGAGAAAATTCAACTATAACAAATAGGTTTAAATTATATGCAACAGATGATTTAGCCTCATTGGCAGCAGAATTGACAAATGATGTTGATGATCCTGAGTATCTTGCTGCAAGTGCTATTGCAAGTCAATCACCAAGGCCAACATATTTTGCAATTGGAAGAGTTGATAGTGGTGATGATAATTTTAATGTTGCCCTTACTGCAATAGCATTAGAAAATCCAAATTTTTATGGTGTTATCTGTGCATCACGTACTCAAGCGGATCAGGAGGATGTTGTAGATTGGGTGCAAGCGAATAGACGGGCGGCTATTTTTGCCACTGCAGGAAATTTATCACAGACTACAATTGATATTCTTGATGAAGCTGAAGGGACTGATGATAGTTCACTTGCAGCATATTTAAAGGATAATTCAATTAATAGAGCAATGTGTATTTATCACAAAGATGCTCTAACAGATTATGTAGACGCTGGGTTACTTGCTGTTGCTGTGGTACAAAGACCTGGAGTATATACACTTTGTCATAAAACAGTACTTGGCAGTAGTGTTGATTCAATCACTCCCACTCAAGCAATGAATGTACATAGTAAATATGCTTCTACTTATGAAGAAATAGGTGAGAGAAATATTATTTTTGATAGTAAAGTTGGCACTGGTACTTATTTTGATTTAATAATTTGGCTTGACTGGTTAGAAACACAGATAAAGAAAAATGAATATGGATTACTTGTGAGTACACTTAAATTATCATATACTGATGGTGGAATTGCACAGATAGAAAGTATACTTGATAAAACATTAAAACTGGAACAAGCTGTTGGTGCAATTACTCCATTTAGTCAAGATGATAATAAAATACAAATAGGTGGTTATAATATTACAGTACCAAAATTGAAGGATATCCCCCAGATTGACATATCAAACAGAGTACTAAAAAATGTTAAATTTAAAGCATGGTATAATAATTCAATTCATACAATGGAAATTGATGGATTAGTAATTGCTTAACAAATAGATTATTATAATTTTACAAAAAAGGAGAAACTATTATGCTTAAAGGTACAATGAGTACATATGATCCAGCACTTGTTTCCGTAATAGTAAATGGTATACCAATGTTGTCATTTGCGGACGGACAAAAAATTTCTGCTGAATATACCAATGATTTTTGGTCATTAGTATCGGGAACAGATGCTTTTACAACAAGAATTAAAAATAATGATTTTACAGGAAAAGTAACATTGACATTATCACAAGGAAGTCCTTGTAATGATATACTCTCAGGATTTATGCTTCTTGATTTATCAACTCCAGGAGGTGTACCTTTTCCTATTTTAATTAAAGATTTACTTGGTACATCATTAGTTAAGGCTGCTGCTTGTATGATTGCAAAGCCGCCTATTCTGACATATAGTAAAGAACTTGAAAATAGAGAATGGAGTATACTATGCGCAGATCTTGATGTACTTATTGGTGGCCACTTTCAACTCGGAGTTTAATTAATTATGGGCTTAAAAACATTTGATAAAGTATTTAGTGATTGTGATGGCAATAAAATAAATGTTGTTACTATAACTTTTCCAGCTACAGAGGCAATTGATATAACAAATAAATTGACAAGTAGTACTCTTTCATTAACAAATATTGCAGATAGCATGGAGACTAATAAAATAGACGTTGTTACTAAAATATTAAGAGAGAATCTTAATTCTGCTGAGATTATTAAATTAATTTTACAACTATTGCAATATT